CTTTTTAAGAGTAACGAAACTTTCTTTCAAACCAGCACTGGCTTTACCAGAATTAGGATCATCTTTCTTAACATTCATACCCAATTCTTTAGCTAACTTGACATTATCTTTATCAAGATTACCTACATCAAGTGAATACCTTTTATCATCAGGACTCATTTGAGTTCCCATTGGAGTATGTAGTTTAGCCCAATATATTTTTCCAGAAATAACAGGCATTTTTTTCTTTCCTTTCGTGTTCAATAAGTTTCAAAAAATTTTCAATAAACCCAACGTAAAGCACGACACAGAACGTGTCAAGAAAAAAATTCAATGTCGTTCATTTTTTCGTACGCCAGATTGTAACAGTCATCTTTTACTATGTATCCATTGTCACCATCCTCTTCTCCTTGTTTAAGAAATTTAGCTCTATCAAAAAACTTTTCTTTTTCTATCCATCCACATACCCAACATCGAGAGTAGTCAGAAAACATTCTAACGAATACGTAGTAGGTACATCTTTGTCTTGTATTATAAGCGGCTACAGAAGCAACGTAATGTGGTTGAGGAACTGATCTACATCTTTTAGTTTTTACATCAATGGTTCCATTAGGCGTGATGATATCGTAGTCGTAAGTATTATTTAACTTACCTTCTTTAAGTACTGACAGCACAGCCTGTTCTCCAATAAAACCAAGTACATTTCCTTTGCCTTCAGAGATAGAGTGTTTTAGAATACCCATCTCCTTAGACTTTTCTTCAGCTTCTTTAATCCATTCAGGTATGATCTTAACTTCTAACATTTAATGTGTCTCCGACCAGTTGATTCCAATTTTAGATTCGCTATCAAGAGGACACCTCACGTTTAAACTTTCTTCTGTGTCCTTCATTGCTTGTTTAGATATATAACAAAACTCTTCAGCATCTTTTTTATGTACTTCAAACTGTACTTCATCGTGTATATTAGCTACAGGCTTTGCGTCTAATCCATTTATCTTTACATAGTTAGTTATGTGGCACAGCCATTCCTTACAGATGATTGCACCTGCACCTTGCAATAAAGTATTTACGGCAGCATGACTGCTCTTAATGTGGAAGTATCTTCCATCTAATCCTTTGACCATATTAGTTTCTTCTGCTTCTTCCATAGTTCTTTCTCTGAAAGACGATAGCTTGGGCATAGAAGTTAAAAATTTATTAATCAATCTTTGCCCTGTTCGTGCATCTTCTCCAACTACAGAACCAATCTTAGAAGCTCCAGCCCCGTAGAGAAAAGCGTAGATGAAAGTCTTTGCCTGATCTCTTGTTTCTAAACCAGCCATCTTTTGATTAGCCGTGTGTACATCCCCCTCAAGTATTTCTTTTGTGTAGTTATCATCATTAATGTAATGGGCTAAACACCTCAGTTCTAAACCAGAAGCATCTGCTCCTACTAATCTGTAGTTATCTGGATCTTCTACAGTCCAGCATTCCCTACACTCTTTTCCATAAGGAGAGTATACGGCTGGAATTTGTGCCATGTTAGGAGAGTTATGACTCATGCGGTTGGTAACTGCACCTATCGTTATGACATTGCCGTGTACTCTTTCCGTGTCGGGATTAATAGCTTTAACCCACGATGCAATCTGTGATGTTCTTTTATTAAGTAACATATACTTACGGATGTACTCTGCTTCAGCTAGATCACACTCTGCTAATGTGCCTTCATTAACAACAGGTAGTCCCGTCTTCTCGGTAAACTTAGTAGGCTTCCAGCCTCTTTTAACTAACCTGTCCCCTATCTGTTGACGACTCTGTGGATTAAACGGAATGATCTTAGTCTTTGTTTTTAATTCAACCAGAGTAGGTTCAAAGATTTCTACAAGATGATCTTCCAGTTCGTTGCTCTCATCTGATAAGGAAGCAACGAGAACCTGAACTTTACACCTGTCTATAAAGAACCCGTTATCCTTTTGAAGATCCAAGAGTCTACGAACAGTGTGCTCTAGTTTAACTGAATGCTTAGACCATCCTTTCATATTCTCACGAAGATGGTGATAAACTTTTTCAGTTACTTCTACATCCCTTTCACAGTAACGATGCATCATAGGTGTGTATGCTTCAAATGATTCTGGGCTGTTCATCTTGGGGAAGTTAAGTATATCTCCCCAGTTTCTTAAACTATTCCCACCATCTCGAATGGGATTATTTAACTGACTAATAATAAGGGTATCTATTACTTTAAAATAAGAGTAATCAATGTCCCACAGTTTCTTTAAGCTAGGTAAGTCATACGATATTCCGTTATGCATGATAAGCTGATCAGTTTGATTAAGATAAGACTGTAGCTTATCCTTCTCCCATTCTCGAAATGAGAGTACCTCACCCGTGTCCATGTTCTTACATACAACTACATGAATGCAGGTAGGGTCTAACCCATTTGTCTCTATATCAAGTGCTACTTTCATTCCATCTCTCTTCAGCGTGTATCTCTCTGTGACAGTTTGCACACACAAGCATACATTTGTCGAGTTCTTTTTTTATTTTCTCCCACGAATTACGACCCATCATGGTTGCAATCTTTGCTTCCTTTTGAGAGGGATCAACATGATGAAAGTCATATACATTCAGACACTCATAAGAAACACCGCATCGTTGACAACAGCCACCTAAATAGTTAACGGCTCTTGTCTTGTGTTTCTGTTGCCGAAGCCCCTGATAATCCTTACGATACTTAGGATCATTAGAAGCTTTTGTTCTCCATGTATTGTTTCTTATACTCATTAGTTAAATACTCCAAGTAACAATCTGAACACCAATATGCATTCGATGAATGAATGGTGGGTTCACCATCTCCACACCTATTGCATAACCGATTCAAAGAGTTCTGTTGTGTCGTTTGGGTTATGTTCTTCTTCATTTTCCTCATCTCCTTCTTCTATTTCGGAACGATCTATCTCTGTCTGCCTTCCTGTAACTCTTTCATATCTAAGATAAGAAGCTGGCCCTGTGTCGCCACTAAACCTGTTCTTCAGTACTCGAACAAGAGTCGTATTACGTACCAGTTCATCCTCGTTTTGACTGTCTCTCTCTAGTCCCAATACCATGTCAGAGAGTTGAGCTATACCCTGACTGCCTCGCAGATGACTCAGAGAAACGTGATGTCCTTCTTCGTGTCCACCATTAGGCACACGTTTAAGGTGGGTGACGATACCCAGATGTATGTTAAGTTCTTGAACCAACATTCTTAACTTGGTCATAACTTCATCAATAGCTCTACGCTCGTCACCAAACTCTTGTGACGAAACGATAATAGATATGTGATCCAAGAAGATAAACTTACAGTCTAAACCCTTTGCCATAAATCTAACACGAGATAGTAGCTGATCTATTCCCCATGACCCGAAGTGGTCAAAGAGAAATACCCGTCTATCCATACTGACTGCTTCAAAAGCTTCTTTAAACTCTTCGTCAGTGTACTCGCAAGTCGGAAGATGCATAGGTTTATTAGCGTGTATGCCAAGTAAAGCAAGACCAGTACGTTTGACACTCTCTTCAAGGAAGAGCATACCTATGTTGTAAGGGCTACTCTGTAGCACATGATAGGCAAGTTCTCTGACTGTAGTACTCTTACCTGCTCCAGTACCAGCCGCAAATGTACATAACTCTCCCAGTCTCATGCCGTATGTCAGATGTTGTAGACCTGACCACGGGTAATCGACTGTTATTATATCTTCCTTTTCAGAAAGTGATTCCCACATATCAGTAAGGCAAACAATTCCATCGGGAGTGTACTGCTTTTTATTGTTAAACCATTCAGATACAAAATCTTTAGACTTACCTGTAATCAAATATTCACAGGGATCTTTAAGAGCCGTTGTTCGTATGTGGCATTTGCCCGGACTAAACAGATCAGCTACTTCTTGAGATGCTTTACGACCAGCCGTGTCGGTGTCGAAACATATCACTACGTTGTCAAACATATCCAAGAACTGAAGTGATCGTTTACAGTCTTTCAAAGCTGATGCTGCTCCATTCCGTATAGAGACAACAGGATAGTTACCAAGCATCTGATGACAAGCTAACGCATCCAGTTCACCCTCACATATAGTGATGAACTTAGAGGGACTGTTAAAAAGTTGCTGTCCAAACAGTCCAGTAATCGGCCAGCTTCCTGATGTACGGAAACCTTTAGATGCAACTTCTCGTGTCTTATAGGCCACAAGAGCATTGTTCTTGTCATAGTATGGATACTGATGATGAGTTATATCTCCGTCATCGTTAGTGGTTACAGTGACGTTGTACTTCTTACAAGTCTCCGCAGTTATTCTTCTGTCGGTAATGGCAGATACAGTTCCCTTTGAAGATTCAAATTCAAACTGATCTTTGATTGCTTGGGCAACAGATGTAGGCATATTACTTTCTCCTTTGTTTCCTTTATATGTATGGCAACTAAAACACCAAGTAGAACCATCTTCGTAAACTCC